GATACTGCACCTGAATCAGAAGATATACACTCAATCATTGTTTCAGTACTACCTGAAGATTGAGGTTTCTCGTAATGATGTATCGCTTCAGGATTTGTATATTTGTCTTTAATAAAAGTTTCAAACTCAGCATATCCCATAGGCCATCCGTAATATGCGTCTGTTATATTATTTGTCAACAATATAATCCAATGATATTCAGACTTTCCAAAGTGTCTATCTGCAACATCTTCAGGTCTTTCTCCTTGTTGTACAAAATACTTTTGATACAAACTAGAAGCGTCCAATATCTTTTCTCTAACTTTCACTCTTTTGATAATGTTAGTAACCAGTTTTGCTTTCTGGTCACCTTTCATATCATAAAGTAATAATGGAAAACTTGAAAAATACATAGTTGTTAATATCCTTGTGCTATTGTTTCTTTAGTCATAATTTCTGTTTCGGCAAAATTACAAGTCACCGATGTTATTACAGGTGCCGCTCCTTTATCATCTTCTCTAAATGTGTGGAATGCTCCTTCGTTAGCATAATCTACTTCCATTGATGTCAATACACACCTAGATATTAGAGGAATATATGAGTTCATTTTACTTCGGTACATATAAGTTATTTGAAATTCAGATGGCGATAAGAAAGCGCTATATGTTTTATTACTAAATTCTGGTAACATATGAAATTTCAATAACTTGATAATCTTCTGTACATTTTCCATTTCTTTTCTATTCTTTGGCGCAAATACAAATGGAAATGCAAATTCTCTAAATGGTACACTTCTAAAAACTTGTTCGTTAAATGGGTTTAATGCTCTTCCCATTGATTTGTCTATTGCACCTCTAACATCTCCAACACCAGGTAAAGCACTTGCAATTCCAGTAATCGCTTCACCTAATACTCTCTCTAAAGCAGCTCCACCACCTTGCAATATAGCTTCCTTTATAGACATACTCTTTCCTCTTTCCATTGAAGAAGCAAATAGACCTGCAAGACCTGTTGCTAAATTTTCATATGAAGCACCATACTTAAATTTTACTGCCTCAGCAGGAGTATATAAACAAATACTATCTGTTATTCTTGTATGTGTATGACTGCCACCTTGACCAATACCAGATGACATTGTTCTTAAATGTGATTGTCTAGCAGACTCAGCGTCTTTTATCATACCACTTTTTTCTGCTAAATCGTTTGTAGTAGTAGCTTGTCCAGGTAAAGTTGTTCCAGTTTTTCCATCTGGTAGCTCAATCACACGATTCATTGCCTTGTTAAAACTTGACTTATCGTGTGCCACTACATCTATTATTACATAGTGTCCTTCATCTAAATTAGATGTTTCTTCTGGATAATATATTGTGCCGTAATTGTATTTACCGCTTTCTGCCATAGATTTTTGTACTGCACCACCAGAACCTATTTCTAACGGAGATGAATTGATTATATTTTTAGCTTTTGCCTTGGCAGCATTAATATCTGCAACACCAGAAAAAGCACTAGTAAACTTATCTATTTCGCCTGTTAGGTTACCAGCCATATTATCAATAAACCCCTTAGCACTAGAAGCACCACTATTGATTCTTCCTTTAATAACACTACTGATTTTCTTTGTCCACGCCATATATAAATATCCTTATGAGTTGTTTTAATATTTATACAAGAAATAGAGGATATGTTAATGGCTACAGCAAGTTATAAAGGAAGATATTTACCTATAAACAAAGACAAATACATAGGAAATCCAGATAGAATAGTATATCGTTCAAATTGGGAGAGAAGATTTATGGTCTATTGTGACCGTAATGACGCCATTCTTCATTGGGGTAGTGAGGAGATTGCTATTCGTTATCGTAATCCTATCACTAAAAAAATATCAAATTACTTTCCTGACTTCTTTGTTGTCACCAAGAAAGCAAAGACAATTATAGAAATTAAACCCAAAGCATTTACAATTAAACCTAGACCTCGTAAAAGAAAAACACGAGCATATATTAATGAAAGTTTAGCGTATATTAAGAATAAATGTAAATGGGGTGCTGCTAGGCGTTATTGTGATATGCAAGGTTGGCACTTTAAAATATTTACGGAAGATGATTTAGGTAAGTTTAACTAATTGCCAAGCAAGTAATCCAATTATAATCAGTTCAGCAATACTCACTTCAGGTTTTAGATAAGCAGTTCTTATTCTCAATGCTCTTGTAATCCTAGAAAATAGTTCTGGATTATTGTGCATAACCAATATGAAGATTGCCAATGTTAATAGTATTAGTTCCAAAATGATATTTTATCCCAAAAACTAGATGGTTCAGGATTCTTATCTGCCTTAGCAACCATAGATGTTTCAGCATTTGATTGAGTATTACTAATTGTCTTATTGTCTTGTACAATAACATTATTTCCTGCACCAACAGGAGCAACTGCTTCTGTCTTCATCACTTCTGCTATTTCGTCATCGTCTTTATTCCAAGTCCAAGGTTTATACCATTTACTTTCGTCTTTGTCCATTTGTACTTTACTTGGTTCTGCAACTATTTGGTCAGCGGTTACACTACTTGCTTCAGCGGCAGCGGCACCTTCGCCTCCAAGAAGTGGTATATTAATACCAGGTATTTTGTTTAATAATTTTATTGGTGCATTGATTATTGAATAAAAACCATCTACAATAAAATCTGTAGCAGATTCAATAGCACCTTTTATTCCATTTAATATTTTATCTTTTATACCAGCCATCCAATCTACTGCATTACCAACTGCCTCACCTAACATTTTAGGTATATTTGTAACCCATTCCATCAATCTAGTTCCTAATTCTTTCATACTTTGCCACCAATTTGCTAATGTTTGAGACATTTGATCCCACCATTCAGTAAGTTTATCTTTAATATCAGCAAATTTAAATATTATAGCAGTTATTATTGCGACAACAGCAAGAAATGCCAATGTTTTTAACATTAATGGTACTATTGACAACATCAAATTAGCACCAAAAAGTTTTAATGATTTAATTGGTGTAAGCATTGCCTTACCAAAGTTCTTAAATGATACACCTATTCTCTTACCTAATTCTGCCATTTCTAAAAATGGACCTGTAATACTATCTTTAATTGCCATAAATTGGTCGGCAAGTGGAGAAAGAATACCTTGAGAATCAATCATATCTCCTTGACCCATAACTCCTACTTCTTCAGCAGTTTTACCTTTGGCTTGTTCTTTTTTATTTGCTAATTTTGTTTCGGCTTCAACTATTTTCTCTCTTTCTTTAATAATAAATTCTTCTTTTTTAGCTCTATCTGTTTTGTTTGTAATTGATTCTAATTCTTTTGTTGCTTTTAAAACTTCTGTATGTCTATTGTTAATAATTTCCTGTGTTTTTGCCCACCTCTCTTCTCTCGTTTTCATTTCTTTTTGAGTGATGATTTTAACTTTATTATTAACTATTTCAGCGGCAATACCTTTACTTCTTAAATCTTCTACTTGTTTCTCTACTAGAATTCTGTTTTGTTCTTTTGCTCTTAAAGCATTTTGGAGACTTTCAAAACCTTTAGGCAGTTTTTTCATATCTCCAGACAAGTCATCAACACTCATTCCTAGTTCTTTCATACGAAGGATAAGTGTATCCATCGTTTTCTCAACATTTCTAGGTGAGTCTCTAAATGCGTCTATTGTTTCTGCGATTAAAGCGTTTAATTTTGGTTTGGTCGCTTGGACCATACCTTCAACGGATGTGATTGATTTCTTCGCAACAACCTTAAATATTTTTAATATTTCTGCTTCGGATGCTTCTGTTAAAGTTGTTGCGGCCATTTGAATTGTCTCTCTTTAGTGTATAGTAATATTTAGTCTTTATTTTTGATTTTTGTTGCTTTTCCGTTCACATATATTGCAAACCAACCAGCACCAGCACCAACTACTACTGAAACTAAACCTGCCTGTGCGTTGTTAGGATTCTCTAGTGCCATAAACCAATTTATAACATCTAAAAATGCCCAACCATAGGCAATCATTAAAAGTCGTGGTACTAATCTCCAATTTGACATTAATTCAGGTATCTCTACCTCAATGAAATGCCATACTTGTTTTACACCGTATTTAAAATTAGTCCAACCACCTGTAAATAAGTTCTTTATATTCCACATATTGTTATTCCTCTTTTTTGTGTTTACCTAATATTTTAACTATTTCCCAAGTACCATCTTCATAATGATGTACTTCGGCGTCAACTAAATCACACATAAAATTTAATGAATCACCGTGTATTTGATATGTGATACCATTAATCTCTACGCTATCTGTACCTTCTGCTCTATCTCTCCAAAGTTTTTCAACCTGTCTTTTGGTCTTCAAACAATCGGACATATTATCTGCACCTTTATGGTCAATTAATGTTCCGTCTGAAAATACACATACAGCAAATACTACTTCGGGTTCGTGTGTGTGTTCAGCACCTTCAATAGGACATTGTTGGTGTCCATCGTCTCCGCAACCAGTACAATTTGCCTGTGCTTTATTATTTAAAAATAGTCCAATTAATATAGCGGCCACAAATATACCTGCTACAATCTTTAACAAGTCTTTTGTATCACCATTCTTAAATCCTATTTTCTTTATTAGTTTTTTAAACATATTATCTGATAGGTGGTACATACATAACACCACCATCCTTCCATAGTTTGTTTAGTCCTCTTTCTAATGCAAGAGGAGTATTTGGTCCTACATTTCTCTCGTATGATTCTCCATAGTTACCAACTTGTTTAATAATATTATAACCAAATTTCATACCAAGTCCTAACATTGGACCTACATAACCTTCTACGCCCAATATTCTTTTAACTTCTTTTGATTTGGCAGTTAACATCATATCCACATTTTGACTAGTGATACCTGCTTCTTCAGCATTTACCATAATGAAATGTGTCCATCTAACTACATCTTCCCATTCTTGGTCGCCTTGTCTTACAAGTGGACCTAATGGTTCTTTTGATATAATTTCTGGTAAAACAACCCATTTACTAGGGTCTTCTGCACCAGACCTTGCTGACGCAAGACCAGAAGCGTCTGTTGTGAATACATCACACTCGCCACCAAACAATTTTGCTTTTGCTTCTTTATTACCTTCAACATATATTGGTTTATATGTCATATTGTTTTCTGCAAAATAATCGTTTAAGTTCAGTTCAGATGTAGTTTCTTTTGTAATACAAACAAAGGCACCATCTAGTTCTTTAGCACTTTCAATGCCTAGTTCTGTTGGTATTAAAAACCCTTGTCCATCGTAATAGTTAACGCCTGCAAATTCAAACATTAAGTTAACATCACGGCTAATTGTCCAAGTCGTGTTTCTTGCAAGTAAATCAATATTACCTGACGCTAATGTTGGAAATCTTTGAGCAGCATTTAATCCTACATATTCTACTTTATTTGAATCACCAAATATAGCAGCGGCAACTGCCTTACAGAAATCAACATCTAAACCAGACCAATTTCCGTTTTCATCCTGAGCAGAAAAACCAGGTAAATTTGCATTAACTCCACATCTTACAAAACCTCGTTCTCTAACTTCTTGTAGTAATCCTATTTCTTTAAGTACTTCAACTTTTTTACCTTTATTACTATTACTAGTAAAAGCAACTGATAATAATACAGCGGCCAATAATACCACGCCAATGATATTTTGAATATTCTTTTTAAAATCTATTTTCATAATTTACCTATTTTGTTAATACTTTAACTTTTTTCTCTTTTTTCTTTTCAGTTAGAGATTTCGCCGTACCACCTAGTTTCAAACTACCAGATTGGTCAGGCATTTTATTTTTAATAGCAATAATGTTACCTTCAGCATCCACTTCGGCCATTGATGGACCACAGATTACTCTACGACCATCTTTTAATTTTTCAATTGCTCTTTTATCCTTCAAGCAAGCACCTAATCCGTCATACTTGACGAATTCGCTTGAAGTGTCGGTAACTATAAACATTGTAATAATGGTAACTAGTGTAGCAGCATCCATATCTTATTCTCCTGTTTTATATCCGTTCTTAACACTTCTAATTTTGTCTTTTAATTCCTCAACATCAGCAAGAACCTTGTCCATATCTTTTTGCAACCTTTCAATGTTAACTGCATTGTTCATCATATTTTGTAAATCTTTTTGGATGGACTCCACCTGGCCACTTAAAAATTCTATGAGCATAAATTGCTCGGAATCGGCAGGTAAAGAACCCATATCGCCTCTTGGCCATTTGATTCTAAATTCGTTATTCTTCTCTATGTCAATTGCTAATGTTTCTTCTGCTTGTGTTAAGTCTTTTTCTAATAGTGTTGTATTTGTCTCTAGCTTGTTCAAGCGCTCAATCACTCCGAAGTATGCCCACACTCCAACCGCCACAGCGGAAATGATAGCGAGCAAATTCTTCATCGGCATACTTACCGCTGATTCACTTGATATATCTATTCTGTCCTTTGCCATAATCTTCCTTAATTATATTTTAGTCTGGCCTCTTTGAAGGTTATCCCTTCGTGCCTTTTCCTTTTCTTCTTTCAGGTATTTAACCAATAAACCCACATATACATCCCGTTCCCACGGAAGCATAGATTCTAGTTCACTTAAACTATATTTATGATGTTGGACAAGTGCAAAGTTAGTTTCATAGTACGCCTCTAGGTCGCTGTGGGAGAGGCAGATACGAAAAAATCCGCTAAGCCACTAAAGGTAACCGTTGATTTTACTTTAGTTTTGGGATTCTCAACCTCTACTTCGTGTCGCAATTTAGGCATTTCATCAAAAAACTTTCTGATTTTTGCAAATTGGTCAGTATTAAGACTATTAAAAAACTCTTCTAGTTCTGCTTTGGAGCTATCCTTTGCCTTATGGATCTGTTCACCTTCATAGATGTAGTCAATACAGGAAATAATTGTTTTAAATATTTGTTCTGTACTAAACTTATCACCTACGCCCATAGGAACGGAGCTCATAGTTGGATAATTCAAAACAAGACCTAGTTGTCTTTGTTCGTCTAATAACACATTGTTTGTATGGTTGTCGTCTACTTGTACTTCAACTTTAGTTAAGTCTATCTCAACAGGAATTAATGTTACCTTATCTTCAGGACAAAAAACTCTAAACTTAGCAATCTCACCAATTGACTTGGCACGAATATTTAAAAACAAATATTCTATGTCAAATATTGGCATACTTGCTGGTTTAAGTTTTCCGAAAGTACAAGAATTAACTAAATCTAAAACTGCCTGTTGAACCTGTTTGTCTTCTCCAGATTCCATAGCAATCATTAATAGTTTTTCTTCTTTGACCAAGAACGGTCTATATTGTACAACTTTGTCTTCCGATGGTAATGTCAACTCGTATGTTGGGACATCAATCTTTGGTAAAGCCATTATGTTTCATACTCCTTAATAATTATTATATATTATATATTTAGTGGTCCAAACTTGAATGGTGGCATAACTCTTCCACCTGTTATTTTCCCAATAGGGAAACTTCGTTTCAAATTCTGTAATACCTGTTCACCTGCTCTCCTCAATTCAGGTGGTAATTTAGATAAAAATCCAGATTTACCTTCTTTCACTATTGGCATACCAAATTGTGATTGGCCAATATGAAATTTGTTTTGTTGGTCTATTGCAAAATTTAACCAGTATCTATATTTAAAAGATACCGTAAATGTTTGAGCAGCGTTAGTTTCTGAAGCATATTCTACTGCTCCTACTTTAACTGGATACGCTTCCCATAATCTAACTCCATATGTTGCTCCGTCTCTCTCCTGAGCACCTGGATCAGCACCTAATTGCAATATATTAATTGGTGCAACATACTCATCATAATAAGAATAATTGTGTGTCATATTTGAAAAGGCAGTCTTTTGCCACATTTCAAAAAATATTCTTTCTCTCAAATACTTGTCTGTATAAAATGTCATATCTACATCTGCCATTTCATAATCGTTAACTATGTGTCTAGCAGGTCCATTATGTTTAACTGCAATCGTCTTCATAGTTCTTTCAGGCATACTTACTTGCGAACAAAATGCCTGTACTCTTTTTTGTAGATTTGCTTCTTTTGAAAATTTTGATAGTTTAGCTTGGTTAATCATACCAGAAGAAGATTCATCTTCTTCAAAATTAGCTCTTGGTAATTCAAATACAACATAAAATCTTGCCTTACGAGCAAAACCTTCTGCTTCATTTACATAGGATTGGTATCTACCTATTGTTGTTGCTGGGTTGGCACCTGCTCTTTGTTTAAATCTAGGATCCCTATTAATGTTATCCATTGAACGGTCTCTTGGAATACCCAATCGGATATCCATACCCATTATTCTTTTACCGCCTCTTAAAATTGCCATTTTACTTACCTAGTCGTTGTCGTTTTTATTGCGTCTATTTCGCATACCCATATAATTGTCGGATGGTTCATAATTCCATTTATGTCCGTGGTGACCTCTAACATCAGCGTACCACATTCTCAATCTTACTATCAACACTCTCCAAAGTGTTCTTCTTGCCATTGCTTATCAAATATTAAATTCCTCTTCTGCTTCTACTCCAAACCGTTGTGGCTGGTTGTTTCTTAAATTGCTGTACTGGCAAGTAGACTGCCAATGCCGCTTCCGTTGCGTCTATTCTCAAAAATTGACTTCTGATATGACTATAAAGATATTTATGTAGTGTTGGTTTAACCATTGGAATATTTTTAACAGAATTGTATGATATTTGATACTTGGAAGTTCTTCCTAACTTGTCTCCTACCAAAAATCGGTCTAAACGAGATAATAAAGTAAATCTCATAGCAGGTGGCAAGTAGTGAAAGTTCATACCAACAAAACCACCTTTAATTGTGTCTAAAGGTAATACTAATGGAAAAGTGTCGTAATACGGTAAAGTCTTTTTAAATTTTGGGTCATAAAAGAATAGATTTAATCTTCCGCCCGATGGTCTACCCAATAACTGACCTTTTCTCATTAAAACACCTGCTCTTGCCTTATCAGCTATTGAAGCAACTGCTTGTCTGTACCAGGCACCAGACTTTCTGGTGTCTCCTTGTTTCTGTACTAATGGGTCTAGTATTGATATTGCCATAATGCTATATTTATATTAGAAATGACAAAGGGGTCCAGAAAGGACCCCTTTGCTTTAAAAGTAATGTAGGAAAGAGAGAGATTATTCGTCTTCAGCGAGTTTTGAAAAATATGATAAGGTATCATCCTCATCACCAACGCCTTTAGACGCCTCATTACTTTGTACCGAAGCAGTTTTAGCTGCTGTGCCAGTAGAAGGTGGGAGGTCTATCTCACTAGCAGTCTCGGTATTCTTTGAACCAGCAATCACACGATTTAATTTCTCTTTTAAATCGTCATATGATTTAAAGTTGCTAGTTTCAAGGAATGGTTTAAGAGGATATTGCTTACTCCAAATCTCTTTGATTTTTTCGTCATCACTATTGACTGGAGAAGGTGCCTCAAATTCAGATTTATCATAGTTCCAAAAACCATCAACTTTTCTAATCTTCAATTTGAAGTTAGCACCTGACCAAAAGTCAAATGGGTTAATTGGTTTTTCATCTTCAAACGCTGGCGACATTGCTTCTGTAATCTTATTAAATATCTTTTTACCGAATTTAAATAAGAAGACTTTACCTTCGTTCTCTGGATGTTTGGCGTCTGATACAACATAGATGTTTGAGTAGTATGATAATTTTCTTTTTCTCTTACGAGCAATTTCTTTATCACTATCAACACCTGTGTTCCATAGTCTTGTATTTTCTTCACTAACAGGATCCTTCTGACCCAATGTTGTTAAAGAGTTCTCAATATACCATCCACCTGGTCCTTGGAAAGCGTGAGACCAAACTCTTGCCCACGGCATTTCTTCTGTTTTACTAGCAGGTAGGAAACGAATAACTGCATAACCATTTCCAGTCTTATCTAGTTCTGGTTTCCACAATCTATCGTCTTGGTATTTGTTTTTTGTCTTGGAAGCGTCCTCAGGATTGAGGTTTGCTTCTATTTGTTTTGAAAGTTTGTCAAAGTTCTTTTGACTATCTTTTAATGTTTCAAAATCCATAATTTTCTCCTTTGTATGTATTTCGTATTTGTATTTTCGTATTTAAGTATCATAATATAAATCGTATTTCAATAATAGTATTTATAATACTTTTATACTATTATTAACAATATAACACATTCTACAACCTTTGTCAATAGTCCGTGCTATGTTAATTCTTCTTTAATTATCAGTTTCATCTGCGTTCTATTATATCGTATAAATGGCAGATATTTCTTTATTCTTTTACTAAAAACTGGCCAAACTACGCCTTCCACAATCTCTTTATCCCATTTTTTAATGAAATCAAGGAAGTTTTCAAATACGCAAAAAGTCTGATAGCTAATTCTTTTAGATGAGAGAAGTTTGAAAAATGGTGGATGTTGGCCTCTATCAACCAGAAACAAATCATCAAACTTAATGTTGTTATTATCCAAAGTATCCCTAATAATCCTACACTCACTCCTAAAATTATAACTAAAACTATCTTTATAAGCTCTATGAGAAACATAGTTATCGGTACCATCTTGCTTGGCAAGATTTCCAATCCACGCTTTATCACTAACCAAGAAGTTCGCAACAAAGAAATCAAGTGCTTGGTCAGCGTCATATTTTTTAGAGAGTTTATGAAAGAAGTATCTATCATTTCGTTTTGTAAATGTCTCCAGTTTGCAATTAACTTTACCTCCGTATTGAAAGTAATCGTAAGTCTTGGTAGTAAAATGTAGTTTTACTGCCAACCATATTTTAAAAACTTCAAATCCGCCATACATATTATACTAACTCTGGTCGTTCTATCAAATATTTAGTACAAATAGGAAAATGCTCTTGCATATGTTTAACTATTTGTTCCGCTACTCTTCCTGTTTCTTTTTGTGCGTTTGGTTTAATTCTTAAATTACATACTCTACTAAAAGCATATACACTACCAGACCATATCCATTCGGTCATAGTATTTTGTGGGAGTATCATACGAGCCATTTCAGGAGCAATACCTTCTTCTAACATATCATTATAAGTTTCTAATGCAACATTAACAGCGTGGTTAATATCATATTTTATAATCTTATCACCTGAACCTTGTTTAATAGATTTATCTGGTCTACTTCTCCACTCGTCTGTCATATAAAATTCTGGTTTATCATCTATGTATCTTCTACTCACTTCGTTCCAAGCTAAACCTACTTGATGTTTAACTAATTGTCTTGCAACAAATATAGGTGCTTTAATTCTAAATGACATTGTAGCGTGAGCAAAAGGTGACCAATGACCCCAATATGCCAAGTACTTAATTAACTT